AGGAACGTAAATATATAAAGACTAAAGACGATATTGAATTCAAAATCAATACAGCTTTATCTAATGAAGAAGCACAGGAACTTAATATAGACAATACAATTTCGACTTCTTATGTAACAGACTTAGATACTTCTTTAAATCTTGTTGGTGTTTCACAATACACAGACACTTCTGTAAACAGACCGGAAAAGCTTTATGTTGATTAGTATTACAATTACTATAACGCTCCAAAAGTTATTCTAGAGACAGATATTTGGGACACGAGCACTGGATCATATAATTCGCTTAATACTTACCAAATAAACGGTTTTGGAAAGATGATAGCAACAGATATTACAAGAGACTTAAGGAATAATTCTGTTAAAGTAAAAATGAGACAAATCTGATAAATTAATCTTACAAATATGATTGATATAAGAACTACTACAGTACCAAAAAGAGGAGGAACAGGAGGAAATACTACTATTATCAATAATGGTGGTACTTCTTCTGTTGGATCTTTATACGGTCATTCTATATGGGGCCAATATTTTGAGGGTGGAGATATTAAAGGAACTCTTTATGATGTACACAATATTTTTGCAACAGGAAATATAAATGCAGACGGATCTGTAAATTCTGCCGGTGGTAATATAACAGAGATAAACACTAAACAGATTAATATATCTCAAAAAATGAATATTGTTTCAGAGATATACAACCCGGAAATAATGATGGGAACAGACGTCAGTAATATCGATAACAATATTTCTATTCACCTTTGTGATGATGAAGGTTTTTACTTTACTGATAAAGACAGAAATCTTGGTTTTGGTATTATGCCTGACTATCTTTCTTGCGGACTTGATATAGGATCTACAAACTTTTACAGTGGGGCACAGGGCTGGAGAATAACAAACGATGGTACGGCAGAATTCCAGAACTTAAAGGTAAATGGTAATCTTGATGTCTATTCTATAACATACAATGAAATGAAGGCTACGAACGGCATTCTTTTGGTAACGGACGCCGCTCAAATACTGAAAGTTGTTGAAGACGAGAACACTGGAGACTGGATATTTACGACTGATGAATTCCCGCCATTTGCTCAGGATGATATTGTACAGGTATAGTATAAAGTATCACAGACGAGAATATTTCAGATGAAAGGAGAAGTTGTTTCTGTAGCACAGGACGGAGAAAACACGGTACGTGTAGCGCCTTATAATACAGCGACAGGTTTTTCTTACAATTCAACTTCAACTTCTGCAGACAGACTTGGTGTAACGAAATTCACTGCAATAGATATTGAGACTTGCTAGGGAAAGTATCTTATAAGAATAGGAAATAAGTCTGACGCGAACAGACAGACGATTATCAAATTAAATCCTTATGACGGAGGTTATATCGATTTCCTTGCAGACTGCAGCACACTTGCATCAGCGGCCTGCAATGATTCAACAGCTAATTCAAACAAAGGTGTTTCAAAAACTAGACTTGGAGAATTAAGCGGCGTTGTTTATAACGGTCAGGCTTTATCTGGTTATGGACTTTATTCTGATAATGTTTACTTGACAGGAGGAATAAAGAATTTGGATAACAAATGGAGCTTAAACAGAGACGGATCAGGTCAGGTGGCACAGAATAAGATAAACTGGGACTCTTCAGGAAATCTTACGATTAAATTATCAGACACTTCTACACTTGATGATGTAATTAACAATATTCAGACATAGATAAACGTATTACCAGGTCAGATTACACTATCTGTTTATGATGATTTAGAAGGAGACTTAAGAAGAACAGGTATTGATATTTCAACAGGTCAGATTACTCTACAGGCTGATAACACAACTATTATCGGAAATCTCAATATAACAGACTCATCAAACGGTATAACTATCTATGAGACAACAAATTATAATGATGTAGAAAGAAAGGTTTAGAGGATAAACATTCAACCGAAACCCATTGATTCCTATAATAATATACAAAATGTTGACAAGTATACTTTCTGGAGGAATAATGGTTATGTTAATCACACTGACAATACTTTCAATATAGAGGCAGAACTAATAGAAAACTCTTCACAGTCAACTGTATGGACATTCAACCAGGATGATATTATAGATTTTGATAGTATGACATGCCAATGGCTTTATAGTAATTCTGGAAGCAATGGAAATGCAGGAACACCAATAGTGACCCTGTGTGCTCAGACTGGTGGTGTTAATTATAATATCTGTACACGGAAGACGATGAAATAGGATACAATTTATTATTATAAGCTGGGTGGTACTTTCAGATTCGTCGCACCTGTTACAGGAAGCTATAAGATTATTGCTACAATAACTTCTACTGCGAATAATCCTAATAACTATCAGACATATTATACGTTCAATATGAGAATGACACAGACAAGCAATGCGCAGACTTATATAGGAATAGACGGATTCTATTCTCGGGCAGGCGCTTATAATATGGTTTATGCTGGAAATGGAAACTTCACTATTCAACAGGGGTTATCAGGACTCAGAATAAAACAGAGGGCAGCAGAAGAATCTAGTCCTACACCATTGAACGGAAGAATAGAAGTAGCGGCAAATATCATGGGAACTATACCTACACCAAAACCAAACTGGGTTCCTATATGGAATTATACACCGTTATTAGAAATAGGTGCGCAAAACTTTACTCAGTAGCTAATCTTTTATAACAATTCATCAGAACAGAAATATGCATATAAGGTAAACGTTGCAGAAAATTACGGAATTATTTGGGTATCAACACGTGCAATGGACGACAATTTTAACTATCAGGAATCTTGGATTGTTTTACCAGATATAACTTATACACCAGATGGGGAAACAAGTGTGACAAGTCTTCCAAACGGATATACAGTGACTATAATCAATGATACAGATGCAAATATTCTCGTTACTCCATACAGGGGTTCTTCTTCTGGGAATGATGCTTTTGTTATTAGGGATGCAAACAGGAATTATAATCAATACTTTGAGATGGGTTCTTATTAGGATGGAAACGTTGTTAGATTTATAAAAGTGACAGGATATTCTCCTTATTCGACTGTCTGGTTTGCTGATAAAGATACTTAATATTATGGCAATATAATTTATTAAATATCGTGTACTGGTTGGTTAAATCATTACACGATATTTTAATAAATATCAAAAGACGCCTTTATTAAATGAAGAATAGACTAAATATACAATTATTGATTGCAGTATTTCTTGTTTTGATAGGAGCAACCCTTTTGATGATGGGGTTTTGGGTTATACCATTGGGTGAAATATCGCCTTCAGTCCTTACAGCTTTTGGAGAAATATGTACATTCAGCGCCGGACTGCTGGGCATTGACTATCATTATAAAACAAAGATTATAATAGACAGGAAGAATGAAAAAACTTCATTTAATTCTGGGAGAGATAATGAATAGGAAGAAGAACAAAAACATGAATGATTAGAAATGAATACAGTAATTTTTTCAACTATTGAATTAGCGTCATACATGAGACAGCCGTTTAAGACTTTTTAGCGAATATATGAGATTCTTTATCTTATTCCAAATGAAGGATCTCATATAAAATTTTCTGTCAAAAGGCTGCTGAAGGATTTCTTTGCACATGAAGCAAAAGAATTCAGCCTTATTGCTTATAAGGAGACAGAAGAAGATTTGGTGAAATACTATATCGATATTTCCAGGGAAGACGAGACACTTGATGATTTAAAGAAAAAGCATATGATTAAAGGCATTGTAAATCCTGACGGTTCAGTGAAAGTGAAAATATGCTGATAATCTAATATTTAATAAATACTAAAATAAAGTAACTCAATTATGCAGTACAGAAAATACAGAAAAGAAGTCAAATCATACATGAAGAAAATCGAATCACAACTTAAAAAAGAATATGGTACGGTTGCACCTGAATGGGATTTGACTCTTGAACAGCTCGCAGACAGTTATGAACTTTATATTAATATCAAAGAACAGATTGACAAAGACGGACTAATGAAGAAGTCTGTTAAGATAGTCAAAGGTGAAGCAATAGAGACAGAAGAAAAGCACCCGTTGTTTCCAGCATTGTTTAACACACAGACGAATATAAACAGAATCGTTAACCAATTTGGGTTTACTGTGTTCGCAAAATCACGTATCAAGACAAGGCCGGAAATAAATGATGCAAATGATGATTATCTGAATAATCTGTAAAATAAAAGGAACCAAATTTAGTTCCTTAATTTTTTATCTGATTTTCATTGAGAACACTAATCTCTGTAAATAAGCATTGTCAACAAACTCTTCTGTAATAGACTCTACCTCAATATCATCTATTTCAATTTCATCGCTCCTGTATCGTTTTCCGTCAATAGTCTCCCTTATTAACTATGCAATATCAATAGACTGAGAATAATCATTAGAAATAGCAATGATTTCCAACGTTACATTATCTTCTGTTATTCCTGCCTTTGAATAGCTTGCTCTTATTCCTGTTCGCTGCATGACGATATAAGGATATTTGGTATTAGCCTAAGCAACTATTGGGAATATTGAAGTAGGGCTAACTACTTTCATTAATTCTTTGTTATCAAGGAGAAATTTCCTAATATATTTAGTTAATTTAATTGCCTGTGTCATATCTTTTCTTCTTTATGTTTTGTATCTATTATTTTCTGAACTTCATTTGTAAATGTCTGGTTTATAGCATTATATGCCTTTGAACTTGTTTGTGAAACTGCATCACCAAAGAAATTTGTTGCCTTAATACTACCTCTGTAATGTCCGTCTCCATCTCTTTCCTTAGTGCCTTTCTCGAAGAAACGAGCCCTGAATGTACCAGAATCCTTCTTTCTCGAACCAAGAATATGCACCTTAAAGAATACCTCGTTTCCCTCTTCAAAAACCGTTGAACGAATAGCATCAATTAATCTGTCTGAATATTTTTCAGAAGGCTATGTTGCTGCTGGCAGTTCTTTCTTGAAATTAGAAATAGTCTGACGTTTTATTACAGAAGCACCTCGACGCATTGCTTTCTTCTCAACACGCCTGAATTCTTTCCCTTTTAAATCCTTTAAAAGCTCAGAAAGTCCACCGTCTGAATATGTCATGTTAATATCCGACATAATTATTCTTTAATCAATTCTGTGACAATAGTCTTTGTCTGTTTTGGCCTGTCAATATCAATGGTTATAATCCTGTAGAAATTACCATTGTACTTTATCCTGTCTGTATCACGTACGTCTGTATGAATACGAACAGTAAAGCTCTTGTGATATGCATTGAAAACCTCGAAATTCTCAATGTTCAAACTTCCCGCAGTATGATCAACCATTGCACGGGCATTAGCAGAGAATTTCCATTCCTCCGTGGTATCTCCATAATCACTGGTTTTTATATCCAAATACCATATTTCTATTGTTTCATTTAAGCGGCCTGAAGCAATCAATCCCATAATAATGTATATTTCTTTATTTTGTGTGTTTTAAAGCCCTCTATCACATTTGTTTTGTCTTGCCTTACAGTTATCAGGGTAATGGAAAACTAACGCGATATGGGCCAATATATAAGTATTTTAAAAATGATAGGTCTTAATCTGCTGAATCAGGAAATCAAATCCATGCGGCACCTTATTTGGAATACCATATGCAACAGACTCACGGTTTGCATACCAAGTACCAATCAAAAGAAGAATAGCATGACGAACATTTGGAAGATAATCACCGTCTTCATCCAACAAATCATCAGGTGAATCCGGCATAACTGCATTCTTTACCGCCTCTTCTGCTACTTCTATCAAATTACAGATATAAAAATCATCATCTGTAAATTCTGACTCTATATTGAGATGCTTCTTTACTAAAGATAAATCTAACATAATTTTGCAAAATCATTTGAAATATTTATTAACAGAAATAAGGATCCAGAATTCTGGATCCTTAAACTTTATTCTACATTGACCTTGACATTGATTGTATAATCTATTGGTACTATATCTGCCTTATAATTAATTGCTACGTCATAAGTACCTGCAGATAAAGCTCCTACCATTCCGCTACTAAATCCTTCAAACTGCATAATACTATTATTATTATGTATGTCATATTCTCGATTTGAATATATTCTCATTTTATATGGTAAAGAAGGATCAACTATAGACTTCATATTATTTAAAATATTTCCTATTTGGGCTGCATCCATAAAACTATTACCTGTATAAGTATCATTATATAATATCCTTGCAATATTTTCACTCAAATGTAAATTATTTCTTACATAATCTATTACTGTTGGGGCATAATATTTGTTATAAGTCATTTTCTATGTTTGTATATCATCCCAAGAAACTAATACATAAAAATATTCATCAGTATCTTCAGGTCTCTGACTTATATACCTTAATTGTGCTGTATATGTCATTGATATTTCTTTATTCCCTTCAATATTATCAAAGTACCCCTAAATAATATTAACACTTGGATCAAAATATGAATAAGAAGCACCAATTTGACCATTAGATACAATCTTTATATGTGGTATATCTGAATGTATAGCTATTGGATTTTCAACGATTTTTGAACCAATATTGTTACCTATATGTGAACTATCTAATACCATATAATTATCTTGACCACCAATTTCAAACTACATTTCCCATTCTCTACTAGAATTTCTTAATTCTTTAGCATACACTGCATAAGTGCCTGCTGGCAAATTTGTGCTAATATCTACTGTTTTTGGATAATTAATATTTCTTGAACTGTCAAATTCATACTAAACAGTAGGATATACAAAATAAAAACCAGGCCAAATTCTCTATTCATCAATAGTATCTTTATAGTAAATATTAGTATTTGCTGGTATATAATCAAATTCAAAGTATAAACTTGTGTCATACAAATTTACACTTGTATAATGTGCGGGTGGTTCTTTTCCATAAGCCATTTCATTCCAGAAATTATTATCACTTGTGTCATAAACAAAGTAATCATATCCATAAGGTGAAGCACCTGTTATTCTTATAGCTTTTTGTAAATTATTTCCATAAGCTATAGCATTAACATTTCTCATATATGAGGAATCTTGACTTCCATAAGTAGATTCACTTGCATAATCCCAAATACTCATATATCTTGCAACTTTTTCATTCTGTATATTAAATGTTACGTTCTTTCCTAATGTAGTCAATGGATCCTGTATTCTTACGTTTACCCATCCTTCATCTGTCACTGATTTAGTCTGGAAATTGAATCTGCCGCTGCCACCGCTTACATCAGAAGTATAGTAATCGATTATATTAGCAGGATTCTGTGTTACTATTACCTGCAATTCCCTGTTATAATTTGGTGTCTCTTCCCATGTGAAACTCTCGTAATACGTCTTGTCTGAATTATACCCGTATGACGTCTTGTTTCCGCTTACATCAATAACATGATTAATATTGTCGAATATAAGTGAAACCTCTTCGTGTATAGTGTTATCCAAAGGATCTGCAAATCCAATGGTTATCTATTCATATTGCGGTATTTCTACAGAATTTCTCTTAAAATAGAATTTACCGCTTGTGCCTACTACATTACCGGTATACCAATTATCCAAATATTCTTCACCGGAAATAACAGAAACATCTAAATTTCTGAAATTGATTATTGGTTCTGTTGAAA